ACACTGGCGGCCAAGTTGAAACAACAGGTATTAATTTTTCTAGTGCCGTTGTAAATGATATTAGCATTGATTATGCATTGTTTAATGCACTTGATAAAATGCGTAAAGGAACATTAAGTATTCTAGTTAATGGAAATTCTTCTTCAAACATAGAAGACAACTTTATCGGAGACAGTGAATTAAGTGATGTAGAATTTTCTGTAACAAATGACGGATCAGGAACCTTTACACTAAAATTTAAGACAGCATTAACTACTGAATTACAATTTAATTATACACAGACTGCATCAAAGTTCGTTACAGCGTAATATAACAATATGAACGAATTTTGGCAGTGTTCGCCAAAGCAACGTCTTAGTTTGTGGAGGCAATTCCGAAAAACTTTAGCAAGTATGGAATATCTAGAAAGACTACAAGCAGTTGTAGACTTTTGGAAAATGGCACCGATGTCTAGTATGCATACAGACATTTACGATGCCAAAACATGGGCCCAACCTTGGGATTTTATTTGGGAAGGCGTCTATGATGAGAACAATGTAGCATTGGGTATGGCATATACTTTGCAGTTAGAAAGTTATGCACAGTGTGAAATTTTACTTGTGCAGAATACAAAAAAAAGTTATATAAATTTAATAGTTTCGGTCGACAAAAAGCATATTTTAAACTATAATTATGGTATAGTAAATGATATGAATGATCTAGATAACGACACAACTATTCTAGAAAAAATTAAGGTTAGCAAGTTAACGTAATACTTTATGCTTTGATTGTTATTGTAAATAACTTATTAGCTAACTAAAGAAACGGATGAGAAATGACAAATAATATTACGGTTATTAAAAGAGATCAAACAAGCGAACAGTTAGATCTAGAAAAAATGCACAAGGTAGTTTTTTATGCTTGTGAAGGGATTACAGGTGTTAGTCCAAGTGAAGTAGAAATTAAAAGTCATATTTCATTTTATAATGGAATAGAAACAGCAAAAGTTCAAGAAACATTAATCAAGGCAGCCGCAGATCTTATCAGCGAAGAAACACCTAACTACCAATGGGTAGCAGGACGTTTAATTAATTATCACCTACGTAAAGAAGTATATGGTAAGTTTCAACCATGTAGTCTTAATGAAATTGCTAAACGCAATGTAGAGCTAGGTTATTACGATGAGAATTTTTTCGCCGTTTATAACCCTGAAGAAATTTTTCAACTTGATCATTATATCAAACATGACAGAGATGAGAATATTGCATTTGCTGGAATGGAACAGTTTCGTGGAAAATATTTAGTTCAAAATAGAGTAACAGGTGAAATATACGAAACACCACAGATTGCATACATGATGATTTCAGCAACATTGTTTGCTAACTACCCTCAAAAAACAAGAATAAAATATGTAAAGGATTTTTATGACGCTATTAGTAATTTCGATATTAGTTTACCTACTCCTATTATGGCCGGACTCCGCACGCCACAACGTCAATTCAGTAGTTGCGTTCTTATTGAAACCGACGACAGTCTTGATAGCATTAATGCTACTTCTAGTTCTATAGTAAAATACGTAAGTCAAAAGGCTGGTATTGGTATTGGTGCAGGTAGTATTCGTGCTATTAACTCACCTATTCGTAATGGTGATGCAAGTCACACAGGTGTTATTCCATTTTATAAAATGTTTCAAAGTGCAGTTAAATCATGTAGCCAGGGTGGTGTGCGTGGTGGAGCAGCAACATTGTATTATCCAATTTGGCATTTAGAAGTTGAAGATTTACTAGTGCTAAAAAACAATAAAGGCACAGAAGATAATCGTGTAAGACACATGGACTATGGAGTGCAATTTAATAAACTTATGTATGAGCGTTTGCTAACGGGTGGAAATATTACTCTTTTCTCACCAAGTGATGTTCCAGGACTTTATGAAGCTTTTTTTGGTGACCAAGACAAATTTAAAGAACTATACGAAACTGCTGAACGTAATACACGATTGCGTAAAAAAACAGTTACAGCAATTGAGTTGTTTAGCCAGTTTATTGAAGAACGTAAAAATACAGGTCGTGTATATCTAATGAATGTAGACCATGCAAATACACATGGCGCATTTGATGAACAGGCAGCACCAATTAAACAAAGTAATTTATGCTGTGAAATTAACCTACCTACTAAACCATTGAAACATGTGTTTGACGAAGAAGGTGAAATTAGTTTATGCACATTAGCGGCAATCAATTGGGGCAATATTAGAGCACCAAAAGATTTTGAACGTGTCTGCAGATTATCAGTAAGAGCATTAGATGAATTATTAACATATCAAGACTATCCAGTTGATGCAGCAGAACGTAGCACAAAAAATAGACGCCCATTGGGTATTGGTATTATTAACTTTGCTTATTGGCTAGCCAAGAATGACTTAAACTATCAAGACATCAATAAAGGTGGTTTAGCATTAGTTGACGAATGGGCAGAAGCATGGAGTTATTATTTAATTAAAGCAAGTGCAGATTTAGCCGAAGAAAAAGGTGCAATTCCTAAAAATAATGAAACTAAGTATGGTAAAGGTATTACACCTAATCAAACTTATAAGCAAGATGTAGATGAATTAGTCCCACACAAAGAACGTCAAAATTGGAAAGGATTGCGTAAACAGTTAAAAGAAACAGGTATCCGCAATTCAACATTAATGGCACTTATGCCTGCAGAAACATCAGCACAAATTAGTAACAGCACAAACGGTATTGAACCACCACGTAGTTTAGTAAGTGTTAAACAAAGTAAGCATGGTGTGTTAAAGCAAGTGGTTCCTGGTTTTGCTAGGTTAAAGAATAAATATGACTTACTATGGAATCAAAAATCTCCAGAAGGTTATTTAAAAATTATGGCAGTATTACAAAAGTATATCGATCAAGGTATTAGTGTTAATACAAGTTATAATCCACAGTTTTACGAAGATGACAAGATACCAATGAGTGTTATGCTACAACATCTAATGATGTTTTACAAATACGGTGGAAAACAATTGTATTATTTTAATACACATGACGGTCAAGGCGAGCTCAATATAGATGAACTTAATGGAGTAAATGCTTTGCCAGAATACGAAGGAACATCAGACCTTGATGACGAGGACTGTGATAGTTGCAAGATATAATAGAGAGTAATATAAAATGACGTCAGTATTTAATTCAGCAAATAAAACAGATCACACTAAAGCATTAGCTTTTATGGACCCAGCAGGTGCAGTTGCAATCCAGCGATATGACACTATGAAGTATAAGCAGTTTGATAAACTAACTGATAAGCAGTTGGGATTCTTTTGGCGTCCAGAAGAGGTAGATGTTCTACGAGATGCAAATGATTTTAAACTTCTTACAGAACACGAGCAACATATTTTTACAAGCAACCTCAAAAGACAAATATTGTTAGACAGTGTTCAAGGCAGAGCACCAGTAGAAGCATTTGGTCCATTAGTGTGTTTACCAGAACTAGAAGCATGGATTCAAACTTGGACATTTAGTGAAACAATTCACTCACGTAGTTATACACATATTATTCGTAATGTATATGCTAACCCAAGTATTGTTTTTGATGAAATGATGGATATTCCAGAAATAATGGATTGTGCAGCCGATATCTCAGAATGTTATGATCAACTTATTGAACTTACCTCTTATTACAACTTATTAGGCGAAGGCAAACATACAGTTAACGGTAAAAAAATTACAATTGACAAGTATGAAATTAAAAAGTTACTATACAAAACACTAATGAGTGTGAACATCCTAGAAGGTGTTCGTTTCTATGTTTCATTTGCATGTTCATGGGCATTCGCAGAACTTAAAAAGATGGAAGGTAATGCTAAGATTATTAAACTAATTGCACGTGATGAAAACTTGCACTTAGCATTTACGCAATCTTTATTAAAGGTTCTACCAAAAGATGACCCAGACTATATTAAGATTGCTAAAGAAACAGAAGAAGAATGTATTCAGATGTTTGTAGATGCAGTAGAACAAGAAAAAGCATGGGCAGATTATTTGTTTAAAGATGGATCAATGATTGGATTGAATACACAGCTATTAAGTGATTATATTGAATGGATTGCATCAAAGCGTATGGCCGCAGTTGGATTAAAATGTCCATATAGTATATCACAAGCAAACCCACTACCATGGACACAAAAATGGATTAGCGGCTCTGAAGTGCAAGTTGCTCCACAAGAAACTGAAATCAGTAGTTATGTGGTTGGTGGTGTTAAACAGGACGTATCAGAAGATACATTTAAAGGATTTAGTTTATGACAAAAGTAGTAGTATACAGTAAGCCACATTGTCCTTATTGCGATAAGACTAAGGCATTACTAAAAAGAATGGACATTGAGTTTGAAGCAAAAATGCTTGATGAAGATTTTACAAGAGAAGATTTAATGGAAGTTGCTCCAAGAGCCAGAACCTTCCCACAAGTGTTTATTAACGGAACAAACATTGGCGGGTATGATCAATTGACAACATACATTGAAACAACCAATTTTAACGGAACAGGATTTACATTATGATTATTGAAGCACCTTATAAAGTAGGGGACATAGTAAGTATCAAACTAAGCAGTGGTGAAGAAATGATTGCGAAACTCGAAGAAGAAACAGCAACACACATTTCACTAAACAAGCCACTTATTTTAGTAGCAGCAGAAAAAGGCGTAGGCCTATCACCATTTATGTTCACAGTTAGCCCAGATGCTAAAGTGCGTTTGAATATAAATAGTATTATATGTGTAGTTAAGTCAGCGAAGGACGCCGGCGATACATATATTCAACAAACAACAGGTATACATTTAGCAAAAGCATAATATGGCAGGAGTTCACCGAAATACAGACAGTCGTGCATGCGGAGCCTCAACTAATGTTACAGGACAAAGCACGGTATGGGTTAATAATAAACTATGTAGTGTTCATGGTGATCCAAACACCCACGGCGATGGCAATTTAAAAGCAGCATGTAATAATGTAAAGGTTAATCATAAATTAGTAGTGATACAAGGTAATAGTGCATCAGCAGATAATCTTTGTCCAATACCCGGTGGTGATCATTGCAATCCAAAGGCAACTACTGCCAGTGGTGACGTAAAGGTCGGAGCATAACGTGGCAGATTTTGAAACAGCGGCCAATTATTTAAAGAACACTGATGTTGATTTAGTAACAAGTGTTACTGTTGATGCCGGCACAGGTGAAGTAGAAACAACTACAACTAGTATGAGTTTACGAGAAATTATCTGTAGTTTACTTGCAGGTAATGGAATTAAACTTCCTAACTTACAGTTATGTTTAAAAATTAACTTAGGCAGATTGTTAGGTATATCAGGAGTTCCACCAGAATTATATAAAGCACTTGCAGAAGCCGAAGCGGCCTTAGACGAATTTATAGCACATACAAATATTGATAATGTATTGGCAAGACTTAATGCAGCAATCGCCGAGTTTGCCGCAATTGCTAATATGATTAATTTCTGTGGAACACCAGTTAATCCAAAACCTATTCCAAATGTATTGAAGCAGATATTTGGTTCATACTTGGGAGCAGGTAAAGACATTCTTGACAAACTAGGAACCATGTTAGACAGTGACGTAGGTGGTTGCACATCAGGTAGTGGATTTAATGCAGGTATTTTCCAAGGTGGAATTCTTAAATCGTTGGGAGATGTAATTGACGAATTTGGTAGTCTTGCAAATGCTCCACAGGCAACTATTAACAGTTTAGCAAATGAACTTAATGCATTTGCATCTGATATGAAGAATTTAGTTACATTAGAAAATAACTTTAGTGGAACAAACTCTAATGGCGGTAGTGCATTTGCAGATACAAGCACACAAGAAACATATACCGGCGTTGGAACTGCAATTGATTCAAGCACATTAACACTAGCAAAAGCACAAGGACTTGCAGCGGCACTGAAAGCCGCATATGATAGTTTAAGCGGATATCCAGTTGATGATCTAGGAAACAGTATATTTGACTATTTGTTAGATAAACAAATGTTAGACAAATTAAAGCAAAACGATTCGGCTGTAGCTGCATCTGTAGTTAGAACACCGGTTTATGACTATTGTGGCGTAATTACAGGATATACAACATCACCAGATTACACAGTAGCTAAAAGTGAAGGATCTCCAGTAACATTATCTACAGCACCTGGTATAACTGGATTAGAAGAAGGTGGAATAGTAAGTAATAGTTCACCGGCTACAACAACAAATTTAACTAACCCTAATCCAATGGTCAGAAAAGGTGTTCCTGCTACTAGTATAGGTAGTCCAGGCGATAAAAAGGGTGATTTAGCATCAGATAGCACACATATCTATATAGCTAGTGCAGATTATGACGGAATTACTAGTATTTGGGCCAGAGCTTCGCTAAGTTCTTGGTAATATTCAAAAAAATCTAAAAAAACAAGACATTTCGGTTGACAAAAGACTATCTTACTGTTATATTATATATAATTGTATTAAATAAAGAAATGATACTAAAATGAGAGCACAAAAATATAACGATGGAATTAAGCGAATCAATGCTAAAATTGAGGTTCCGCTTAGTAATGACGATGTAGGTGATTATATCTTAAGCGCCTTAATTGGCGAATCTATAGATTTAAGAAGTCTACAACAAATGAATAAACGACAACTTTTGCATCTTGCTAAAGAAGAAATTAAAACGTTTGGAACAGAAAACCCAAGAGAACGAGTTAATGGAATCGATAACGATACAAAAGTTATTGTTAAAAACTATGTGAAACAAATGTTTCCAGAACTACAATGATTAGGAGATCAACTATGAATAAATTTGCATACGGAATTATACTAACAACTATATTATTCGCTCAATCAGTATTTGCTGATGCGATGATGATAACAACTAATGTTGACAATGTTACTGGCTTTGTAATAAAAGCAGAATTACAGAATACAGGGTCTACTCAAGTGTTAACTCCAACCAGATCTTGTTCTGTTGTAAATGTTCCAATTTATGGTAAAACTGGCGGTGCACAAACTGGCGAAGTATTAGGCGGCGCAATTATTGGTGGTATACTAGGTAACCAAGTAGGTGGTGGTAAGGGTAAAGATGCCGCAACTATACTAGGTGCAATACTAGGGGCAGACTATGCCAATAAAAAAGGCGGACAGCAAACTATTGTTGGATACAAACAAGTAGAACAATGTGAAATTATTAATAAAGTAACATGGCAAGAAAACCCACCTAAATGCAGAGTGACAGTAAAAGTGCCTGCAATGAATAACTCGTTGCATACATTTATACTTAACAAGTGTCCTACACTCAATGATACGTTTACAATTACAGCAAAATACTCACTGAGATACAACCGATAAATAAAAAGTAACAAAAAAGCCGGTATAGCTCAGTTGGTAGAGCAACTGATTTGTAATCAGTAGGTCGAGTGTTCGAATCATTCTACCGGCACCACCAACTACACATAATATAAAAACATAAACATGAAGGCGACAGGACTGCCGGGCTTAAATGCTTTACTAGGAAATACAAATAGACAAGACATTAACAAAAATTATAAACAGTTCGGGGGATTGGTGAAATGGGATCACGTCTGGTTTGCATCCAGGAATTAAGAGTTCAACTCTCTTATCCTCCACCAAAAATTAACCCAGCCAACGTGCTGGGTTTTTTCTTAAATAAATAAGTGTAAAGGTATTAAACATATGTTAAAACAAAAACAAAAACCATTAAGCGATGACCAAATATTTCTAAGTTCATCAACAGAACAAATTACGTGGGGCGAACTACATACTAATCTAGACGCTAAAATTGAAAGACTAAAAGAACACGGTATTGGTCCTCACGTTGTTTTTGTAGTAGCAGAACAGCAAGTCACAATAGATGATTACTTGTGGATACTTGCTAGTATTAAGAATGGTGGCAGTGCAACACAGGCTGATGGCAGACAAAGTAAAATGGAATTAGATGGATTAATTGCAGGGTCCAAAGCAATATGTATTATACGTAGCAACGAGATCACCATGCTAACAGACGATTTGACACCTACAATACTGCATCCATTAGAGATTTACAGAGGTATGACAAGCGGAACTACAGTTAAAGAGTTCTTTGAAATGTATCCTTTCTTTTGGGATTATGAAGATCACGAAGAGGCAATTGTAGACGGAGAAACACTATTGGGTTGCACAGCACATGCATCAACTCAACATTTGTTTGCTATTGCACCAGAGTTTGAACAAGATGAACGTCCAAACATACTTTGCACACACGGATTTACAGCAACATACAATCCATACAACATGTTAAGAATGTATTATATAGGAGGCAGATTACACTTCCTAAACTATGGAGATGATGTTCCTGAACAAATAAGAAAAGCAAATCCTAATTGTTGCATTTCATATCCTATTGCAGTTAAGAATATTGTAGATGCATGCCCAGATGATTTTAATTGGAGTGGCATTAAGTATTGGGAATGTTCAGGTGGACATACACCTGAGTCAGTTGTGCGTAGTATTGAAAAGAAGTTTAACTTTGTATGTATGCATAATATGATGGCAAGCACAGAAGCAGACTGTCATTCACGTGCAGAATATAGACCAGGTGATCCAATAGAAAACTTTTATGGATTTAAACATAGAATATACAATGGTGACCTTAAACTAGATGAAGAAGGTGTATTGTGGTATAAGTATGGAACACGTGATTGGCAAACAGACGGTGATAAGTTTGATGACAAAGACGGAGCATGGTTCTATAAAGGCAGAGCATTTGATGATGTTATCTTTATGAAAGGTGGTGTTAAGATTTACACTGGTATGATTGAAGCAAAAGCATTGGAAACAGAGGGTGTAGAAAATGTAGCAAGTTGTAGTAAAGATGAACTACATTATTTGATCTATACAGGTAGTGCAGATATATATAAGTTGGCAAGTAGTTTTAAAGTAATGCAACCATCAAAACGACCACATGAAATATATCAAGTTACTGACAAATTATTCTTTGGACAAATAGATGATACAAGAACTCCACAAAAGTTACAAAAAAGTAAATTAGCAGGAATTGTTTTAAACGGACCAGCTGATCAAATACTAAGTCATATGCATGTAAAGGATCACTCTCAAGTATGAATGTTACCAATTCATTAACAACACGTAAATCTACACGTGCTTATATTAATAAAAATGTAGAAATATCATTAGTTAATGCTATTTTAAGACAAGCAATGTTATCACCTAGTGGAGATAATCATCAACCTTGGCAAGTAGCAGTATTAACAGGTAAAGCAAAAGCTAACTTATGTGGTAAATTAGAACAAGCATTTCGATCTGGTGTAAAACCTATTATGGATTATGAATATTATCCACAAAATAAAAAGTCTGAAAAAGAAACAAAATGGTTTGGCGAGTATAAAAATAATAGAAAAGAATGTGGACTAGCATTATATTCTCAACTAGGCATCACTAGAAAAATGAAAAAAGAAAAAAATGACTTATATGCTAAAAACTATAGAGCCTTTGATGCACCGGTTATGTTATTATTCTTTATTGATAGAGAACTAGGCTACGGATCTTATGTTGACTATGGAATGTTTTTACAAAGTATTATGTTACTAGCAACAGAACATGGGTTAGCAACTTGCCCACAAGGCTCACTTAGTGAGTATGGAAATATTGTAAGACAAGAATTGCCGAAATACAAAGATAAAATAGTATTATGTGGAATGAGTATGGGATATGAAGATAAAGACAGTTCTATAAATAAGTATAGAACAACTAGACAAGATGTAAATAAAAAAGTGGAATATTACAAATGACATGGCTTAAAAACGTGTTAAATATAAGTGTAGATGAACTCTATAAAGATTGGGACTATCATAAGTGGTGTGTAGAAGCAGGATGGATGGACGGTCCTATTGCATACACTAATAAATGGGTTAGAGAAAACTTTGAGCATGGAACACAGTTGGCAGATGTTGCCTGTGGCAATGGTCAAATAGGTATTGGATTCGGTAACACTGATTATATTATTGATGGATACGATATCAATCCTAAGATGTTATCAACGTTTGAAGCAAACAATTATAACTCAACAACATTGCATGATATGAATAGTTCAGCACTTCCGCAAAAATATAAGTGCATTACAGTTATAGGTGCATTTAATAAATCACATATTCACAGTAACAGTGCAAAAATGTTTGCAGAATCATTAGAAGAAAATGGAATGTTAATTGCAAGTGTAAGTATAGTTGACAACGAAGACCCATTGGAACTAATGGGATGGAGATCACAGCAACACTTAGAAATTGTATTTGAAGAAAAGATTAAAAGTCTATTAACACCAGACGAAGGACAAAAGTATCATATTATGACTGTATTCCGTAAGAAATAACTTGACCTATATAAGATACATGTTATAATAAAACAACTTACTAAGTAAGTATTATTTAAATAATTGGAGAAATAATGAAACACCTATTAGTAGCTCTAGCGTTTGCTATGAGCATGATATCTGTAGTTAAAGCAGATGAAATTAAAATTGCTGAGTTGAATTGGCAATCCGGATCAATGATAGCAAATATTGATGCTTACATTCTTGAGAATGGATATGGGCACGACACAGAACTTGTTCCTGGTGGTATTGATGCCACTATTGCTTCTATGATGGCTACTGGTTCACCAAATATTTTCGGCGAAGCATGGACATCTCTATTAGGTGATGAAGCTACCGCTAACATCAGTTCTAATGCAACTGACTCTCTTGTTCAACTAAGAGATGAAATTGTAGTAGGTGCTGGCGAAGGTTGGTATGTTCCAGACTATATTGCAGAACAACATGGATTAAAGACTATTGCTGATGTATTAGCAAGACCAGATTTATTCCCACACCCAGAAGATCCAAGCAAAGGTGGAATTGTAATTTGTCCAGAAGGTTGGAGTTGTAAGAAACACAACGAAAACTTATTCCGTGCATTTGACATGGAAGCCAAAGGTTGGAAAATTATTGACCCAGGTTCAGGCACAGGCTTGAATGCATATTGGGAAGGTCAAGTGCTAAAAGAAAAAGGAGTTGTTGGTTATTATTGGGCACCTACTGTATTAGTAGGTCGTTTAGGAATGGTTAAACTTACTTCTGATATTGAATTTGATTCAGCACATTGGAGTGATTGTATTGCTAAATTAGAATGTGCAGATCCAAAACCAATGAACTGGCCAAGTGCGGCAACAGGAACTATTGTAACCCCAAACATTAATAGTGCAGTAGCAGATTATTTAACAGCTCGTGGACTAACTGGAGATGTAATTACTTCTATGTTAGTTTGGGCAGATGATAATCAAGCAACTGCAGAAGATATGGCAGTTGAATTTCTAAAGCAACATCCTGAAATTTGGACTACTTGGGTAACACCTGAGGCAGCAGATAGTATTACAGAGTCGTTACAGTAATATGAACTTTCCATCGTTGGATAAAGGAACTATAACTAGTTTCAAAAAATCAATCGATGCAACGTTCAGAGAATTTGCGGCAAATTGGGGAGAGTGGTTTACAGACTTGCTCTCCCCATTACAATGGTTATTAATTAACCTTGAGAAGTTATTATTA